TTCGCCATAAGTTATAACCTTTGCTTTGCCAAGACTAGCAGTACATTTAATTGCAACCACACCTTCTGCTGAATTTTTCTCAACTTCATCTAAACTATCTATGGAAACACCCTTGTTTTGTCCTGCTATTTCTATGTATCTATGCTTCATACAAGTAGCACCATGTTTTTCCCACAAGCATTCAGCAGGATTAAATTTTAATTCATTTAAAATATCTTTTACAATAGGATCAATCTTCATTTTTTTACCTTTCTTATTTTTGGTTTTGGTCTTAATGATTTTAGAACTTTATCTTTAAAAGCTAAATCATCTTTTAATTTAGCCAAAGATTTTTGATATTCTTCATTAGCAATCTTCATAGTTTCATCCCTTTCAAGAAGTTTCTGATCCCTAATTTTTAATTCTTGTTTAAATTTTCTATTCTCTGTTTGTAATTGAGCTAGTGTTTGCATTAATTTATCTGACATATATATCCTTATAGTTTTTCATAAAAGTCCTCCAACCTTTGCATATCTTCTTCTTCATAGTTCTTTAGCATAAAATTAGATTTATAATTTCTAATTTCAGACCAATCCACATCAATTAAACAAGCCAATCTTTTAATGCTACCATTGGAAGCTCTTAATAGTTCTTGTCTTTTTATGTTTATTTGTATGAATTTTCTAAAAAAATATTCCAAACCTTTTGGGGTAAGTTCCCAACAATTATCAGGTGTAAAAATTGTATAATCAGCTTCTGATACATAAATTAAATATGGTTTATATTTATTTTTAAAATGTTTTGAATAGACTGCTGTTTGTATGCAATGAGTAAATTGAGGTTGCTTTATTAATTGTGATTTAGAATACACCCAATCCCCAATTCTATTTATATTGCTATCTTTTCTATTAACTTTAAGTGGTGATTTTCTGACACTACCAAACCTATTTTTATGTTCTGTTTGCTTTAATTCATTATCATTTACACAATCTATTTGACCTTCTGTTGCTAAATTTAATGTTTGATCCATGTATTTATCATCATACCAATCAGAAAAAGGTACTTCTATTTTCCAACCTGAAAAATTATCTGATACTTCATTGATAGCTTCCAAGTGTCTTTCAACATAACCTTTGACATACTTTAAAATAAATTGTGCTTTGATACCTTCATTCTCACTAAATTCAAACTGATCTATATGATTTTTAAAATGATGTTCTACATCTTCAATCTTTGCCTGACCTACTAATATGTTTTGAAACCATTCATGGATAAATGTACCAGCTTTAAAACTTATTGAGGGTCTTTCTGATTTAAATTTTAGATGTGGGGATAGATGATATTTAATAAACCATACCCAATTACTTAATGCTGTTTGACTAGGTGAGCTTGTTGCTTTGTTAAAATCACCTTCTGTCCAAGCTGTATCTGTAAATCTTTCTTCCATCTGATTTGGTTATTTACAGATCATTTACAAATAAGTCAATACTTTTATTTGCTTTATTTATTTTATTGTGTATGTAGTATAAATGTCTTTGGAAAAGGTAGATTTAAATTGGGAAGAAATATTATCAGGTGCAATTACTGGGATTGTCAGGGAAACAGAAAGCCTAAAAGCTAATATACAATGGGGTCATGGTGCTTCATTTGATAGGTATCAAAAGTGGGGTAAAACAATTTCAGGTTGTCTTGCAGAGATGGCTTTGGCTAAAATTATGAAATCGTATTTTACACATTCTGTTAATAACTTTCAAGGTAAGGATTTAATTATTAATGATAAGCCAGTTCAGGTAAGATCACAATTATTTTCTAAATCTTACAAGTCATTGATTATAAGAAAAGGATTTAAAGCTGAAGATTATTATTTCTATGTATCGGATGATACCCCAACCTTTTATTTTCATGGCTACATTCAAGCAAAAGATTGTCAGAAATGTGGCACTTGGACTAACTTTGGTAAACAAACAAGACCTTTCGTTTGGTCAATCCCATTGGATAAACTTAAACCTATTACAGAATTTATAAATGAAAGCTAGTTTAGAACCATTCTTAAAAGTACCCCATTCTTTATTGGATAATGAGGTTCTTACCTCCCATGAAAAATGCCTCTATATGCTTCTGACAAGGCTTCAGACTGCGAAAAGAGGGTGTGTGCCTAGTCATGCTTATCTTTTAAAAAAGATGGGCTTAAAAGACAAAAGAACATTAGTTAGGCATTTGGACAGACTACAATTATTTGGCTATATTACATGGCAAAATAGGGGGAAGAATAAAACTAATAAATATTACTTTAGAGGGGATGATAACTTTCAATCTATTTTAAATAACAATTTTAAATTAAGAAAGATTATGTCTAATAAACATAAACAAATATATGTGGATAAAGTGAGGAAGAAGTTTGTGGAAAAGAAGGGGATAAAACTAATCAAATAAGCATTTGATGTACCTATAGGGGTACATGAAATGTACCTAAATAAAGAATTAGTAATATAGATATAACTAGTTAGTAAGTATGAATAAAAAATATGTTCCAATAGAAACTATAAAGTATGAGTTAAGTAAAATTAGAAAGCATTCTAATTTTCAATACAAAAGAGCCATAGATAGAAATCGTAAAAATCAAGTTAAGCACCCCCCCCTGTTAATCCTAGTTGATTTCATGCGAAAAAACAATTATTCAGAAAAGGATGTGGATCGCATGGTCGCTGAATACTGGGATAGTGTGGAAAAGAATAATAAGTTTGAGAAAGATATTGTGAATGAAATCAAGATGAAGTATAATAGAAAAGTTTAAACACTATATCTGGATATTACTGGATAAGGGGATTACTTTCATACCTTTCTTTCTATAATCCCCTATCCTCCTTTAATTAATCTCTTTCTTTAAAAACTATATTCACTTCACAATCAGAGCCAGTATGATGATGAATACCATCATCCAAATCTTCTAAAAATCTTAAAAAACATTTAGCTGACATACCTTCTTCAGCTTCAGCTTCAAATACAATTTGATTTTTAATATATTTGTCTTTTTTGCTATCATATTTACTACCTATTTTTTTAATAGTATATTTATCTATATACATTATTGCCTCTCTTTCATTAGTTGCTTTAGTATTGTTGTTGTAGGATTAAGGTCAAGTTCCTTTGCTGAACACCCAGTCAGCAAGATTAAAATAATTATATACTTAATCAATTAGACCTTCTTCCCTTTTTTATATTCCAATAAGTCTGTGCTATTAGTTGTCTTTGTTGTTTCGTTTGTATCGCTTGTTGGAATATCGTTGTTAGCTTGTTGTTGATCTTTGATATATTGTTCATATCTTTCTCTAATTTTATGGTCTTTTTCAAAGGTATTTACCCCACATAATTCTAGGTCTAACTTGTATTCTAAATAACCTTTTATTCTTTTCATTCATTATTTTCTTCTTCATCTTCTTTTTGATATTCTAACCATTCATCTATATCTTCTTTATTTTTATTATAGTAATCCAATAATATTTTCTTTTTGATACCATGTAATAAATCACCACATTGTCCATACTCCGATTTACCATTACAATAATATAACCATGTCGTAGCACCCTCTATCCAATAAATAGATCCTTGACACTTATCATTTTCATCTCTACCAAAATAAAGATTATCTGTTTGTGATCCATTTCTTAAATCATCCTCACAATAATCTCTAACAGCTTGTATTTTTTGTTCTTTGTTCATGTTGCCTCTCTTTCTATATTAAGATTACTGATATTGACAAGATTGTCAATATTATTATAAATAAAACTATAAATAGCCTTACTTTCTTTCTGTGTATTGCTTTATTAAATATAATCATTGTAATAAATAGTAGCTTAAAAATAATAGATCAGCGATAATTAATACTTCAATCATTTATTTTCTTTGTTCCAATTAGTTATTGTTTTTTTAAAAATATCCTTGCCATGAAAATTAATAGTCATTATGTCATCATCTGTTGTAAAATCTATTAAATCAAAACTTACAGGACTTTTTTTTAACCATTGATAAAAATGTGCTACTTTGTTCTGTTGCATTTTTAAATCTTTGTTAGCACTATCAATCAAGTCTATTTCATGCCTTGTTCTATCTGTCATTTATTCC